CCAAAGATATATAATTAATATTATCTATGTTTTCACAATATATAAATTTATAAATATTATTATTATCTATACAATCTATAATTTCATTAAATTTATATTTATCAATTATTATTTCTTTTTTTATTTCATATTTAGCATTATTGGAAATATTTAATTTTGATATAATATAATCTTTGACATTTTTATTTAATTCATGTATTATATAACCATTTTCTTCTGATTTTTGTATATTTTCAATTTCAATATATTCCATACATTTATCTATAATAGTTGATGATAAAGTATTTAAATTTATTTCTTTGACCTTATTTGCTTCAATTGATATATTGCAAATTTTAATAATATCACAATATTTTTCTAAATTACTATATTTAAAAAATGGTAAATAATTATATTTTAAATGATGTAATAATACTAATTCTTCTGATGCTCTTGTTATTCCAACATATAAATTATTTATACTTTTATAATATTTTAAATAAGAGGAATCAAAATTGAATATAATAACTATTTTACGTTCTATTTCTTTAGTTTCATTAAATGGTAATATTAATATTTTATTTAAATTATTTTCTCTAGAGGTACAAATTGGTACTTTTTGTTTTATTAAATTTTTTATTAACAATTTTATTGAATATGTTTTTAGAGATGGTGATAAAATTAATATATCATCATATTTATAACCAATATTTAAATAATCATTAATTAATGATAATGATTTTGTATTTATATCACAAATATAATACTTTGGTTTATTATTGGATATTTTAGTTGTTTGAATTACATTGTCTAATAATAAACAATTATTTACAAATAATGCAATTTTATCATTAATTCTTTCACTTGTTGTTATATATATTTTTTTCCAACTATAATTATTAAAATTAAAAACTTCTTCTGCTAATAATAAATAATTTATACTATTTATATTTATAAAGGAATACTTATCACCAAAAATATATAAAAATGCTTTTTTGTTTAAATTGTCATTATATATTTTTTTTATAAAATTATAATGTAATTTTATTAAATTATGCACATCATCTATTATTATTATATCATAATTAAATTGTTCAGAAGATATATTTTTATAATATTTTTCACGAAATGTATTATAATCATATATATCAACATTATCAATATTTTTATTATTTATAGTATTTGTTAATGCAAGAATTTTTGAATTTAAATAATAATTAGCTATTTTAAATATTAAACTAGTTTTTCCACATCCAGGTACTCCATCAATAATAATATTATTATTATTGATATTATCTAGTTCAATCATATGCAGTGATTGAATATTAAGCTGTTCGCTTGCGTGCAGCGAGTGGATATCAAGCTGTTCGCTTGCGTGCAGCGATTGAATATTAAGCTGTTCGCTTGCGTGCAGCGATTGAATATTAAGCTGTTCGCTTGCGTGCAGCGATTGAATATTAAGCTGTTCGCTTGCGTGCAGCGAGTGGATATCAAGCTGCTCTAACATTTTTAATTATATTATAGTTTTATTTTTATGTACATTTATTAAATAAATAACATGAATTATTAAACTTTCTAAATGTATAATATTACGTTTCCCTTTAGCCAATCTATATTCATATTTAGCAAAAGATTTAATAATTTTATCTTTTAATTTATTATCATAATCATAGTTTATTAATTTTTCAAGTAATTCAATCATAATTTCGGTTCCTGGTATATTACTTATTAGTATAATATTCAAAATGTTACGAATGTCATTGATATATTGCAATGTAATTTTTTTTTCAGAACAATAATTAATAATATCAACTATTTGATTTAACAGGTCTTTCCATAATAAATCTAAATCATATATTTTATTTTTTATCAACTCTAACATCCAAAAACACATTTTTACATTTCTTTTTGATTTTTTTACAATTGTAAAACATTGTTCTAAATTAATATTTATATTCTCTTTAAAAACAACATCCAATACTATTTTTAATAATATTTCATTACAAGGATTTGGAATACGAATATTTAAACATCTACTACGCAATGGTTCTATTATTTTTGATAATTGGTAACTACATAATATAAATTTACATGTTTTATAGTATTTTTCCATTGTACATCTCAAAGAAGTTTGCGCATAGTAAGATAAATTATCTATATTGTTTATAAATATGATTTTATATGGTATATTATTAATATTATATCTTTTTGCATATTCATTTACAATTTCTTGTATAATATATTTATCTAAACCATTATTATTTGGTTCAATAACAATATGATTATTGCTTTGTTTTATAACAATTTCTTTTGTATTATTCCCATATTCATTAATTTGATAAATTTCATTCCTTATATTATTAATATCATCACCATAAATATCTTTTAATAATAAATTTATTAATGTATGTTTTCCACTTCCAGGAGAACCATGAAATAATAAATTTGGTAAATCATTATAATTGTTATTAAATAATTTATTGTATATTTCTTTATGAAAAATTATATCTTCTTTATTTTTAATATTATATTTATCTATTAATAACATTTTTTTATCATTGTATTAGTTTATTTTTATATCTATAAATAAATTAATCAATTTTTATTTTATTATATTATATTATAATATTATGACTATTATAGATAATATTGATGAACGTGCAAGAATAATTTATGATTATATTTATAATCATAATGAAAAAATATATAAAAAAGACATAATATCATTACAAAATATAAATAAAGATGATATTAAAGCATCTGATACAAAATTTTGGATAAATAATATATTAAATAATAATATTAGTTTTATAAAACAAATAAACAATAAATACGTTTTTAAAAGAAATTCAAATAATTTAAGTATTAATATTTATTTGTATCCATTAGATGAAAATAATTTAGATAATTTACATTCACAGACTAATATGAATGCTGTTATTAGTTATATTTTTAGTGAATTGTCAATTAATAATAAAACAAGACATTTATTATTAAATTTATTTAATATTGATATTGATATTAATGATATTAAAAATTTTTTAATTAAATTTCCAGAAATAAATGTTGATAATTTATTAAATTATAAAACATTTGGCATGTCAGTAACAGAACATTTTTTTAAAATGAAAACTCTTGATGAAGTATTAAAAAAAGATACTTTTACTGATGAAAAATATCAAGTTTTATTTTTTCAAATATTACACACATTAGCAGTAATTCAAAAAGAATATCCTGATTTTAGACATAATCAATTACATCCAGATAAAATATATTGTTATTTTAAAGATAAACAAAATAACTATAGTTTTGAAAATATTATATTTAATGTTCCTAATATTGGTTTTGATATTAAATTATATCATTATGACAAATCTAATATATATTCTAGATGGGATAATCAAGATTTAACTGATAATGAAAAAATACCTAATAAATCATATGATTGGTTAACATTTATTAATACTTTAGAAAATAAAAAATTACCACCAAAAACAAAAAAATTTGTTGATGAAATGTTAAAACTAAATATTAATAAAGAATCTGTATTCCCAATTAATTTAATATTATCGCATAATTATTTTAATTCTTTAAGAAAAAATATATCTAATAATAATAATATAATGAAAGATATTATAAAACATACTGACACTACTACATTATCTAGTGATTCAGATAATGCAAAAACAGTTTTCAAAGGTGTTAGAGAAATTTATCTCAATAAATTACAACAAGTTTCTGAAAGTAAAAGATTAAGCAAAAGATCAAGCAAAAGATCAAACAAAAAATCAAGCAAAAAATCAAGCAAAAAATCAAACGAAATTAGAGTAGATTCATTAGATGATATTACTGTTAACAGTGATGATATGAAAAAAATATATAATAATTATAATCATAGTAATAATAATAAATCTTTAAAAATAAATAAATTAGGCAATGCTTTAGGTATTGATTATAATTATTTAAACCAAATGGGTATACCGCAAATGGGTATGAACCAAATGGGTATGAACCAAATGGGTATGCCGCAAATGGGTATGCCCCAAATGGGTATGCCCCAAATGGGTATGAACCAAATGGGTATGAACCAAATGGGTATGCCCCAAATGGGTATGCCTCAAATGGGTATGCCCCAAATGGGTATGCCCCAAATGGGTATGCCCCAAATGGGTATGCCGCCAATGGGTATGAACCAAATGGACCCAATGGGGGTACCACAAATGGGTATGAACCAAATGAACCAAATGGACCCAATGGGTATGCCATCAATGGGTATGAACCAAATGGACCCAATGGGGGTACCACCAATGGGTATGTCCCAAATGGATCAAATGGGTATGCCACCAATGGGTATGCCACCAATGGGTATGAACCAAATGGACCCAATGGGTATGCCACAAATGGGTATGAACCAAATGGATCCAATGGGTATGCCTCCAATGGGTATGAACCAAATGGGCGGTGGTGATAAAAAAAAATTTTTTTTTTTGAAAACAATGAACAAATAGGAGGAAAATTTATAGCTTCTATTCCTTTAACTAATCAAATGTATCTTCCTAATACAGTTAATAATAAAAAAAATATTCAATCTGGTATTTATGAAATACCAAAAGAAGATAAAAATAAACAAAATAGTATATATAATAAAATTAAAGATCCATATTACAATTTAAAAAAAATAAATAGTACTGCTATACCTATGCCTATGCCTTCAGTATATACTATGGTACCACCATATGCTCAAAATCCAATACCTATTATTCCTAATACACAAATACCTATAGTACAAATGCCAACACCTTATGGACCTCCATTATATGGTCCCTATCAACCAAATATAAATAAAAAATATGATGTTAGAATATCAACCGGTGATTTAAGCAATATAAAACATATATATCAAGACAGATTACCTAAAAAAGATAGTAATTTTCCAGATCGGTATGCTACAATTACAGAACGTGTAAATATTGCTAATTACTATAATTTAATACTTAAAAAATATTATAATGTTTATGATAACACCACAATAATAAATGATATAGAAAATAAAAATATTAGGACTACTAATAATTTATCTCATTTATTTAATCATATAAAAATAATTGATACAGAATTTTTAAATATTTTAAATGATGCTACAGAAAATTTTATCATATTTAATGTTTGTTTCCCTATAAAATATGATAATTATCATATTACTTGTGCAGATGAGAATTTACGAGCTCATCTGCGTATTTATAATATATTAAATAATGAAGACAATGATACAAAAATATATAATGATATTAATTATTATAATAAAATAAATGAATTAATAAAAAATAAAATAAATCCTAATTTTGTATTATCATATGGTACTTTTGTAACTCCTTTAAAATTTGATTTTAAAACCATAAATGAATTAACAAAAAAAACAAATCTATCTAAAATACAAAATCAAACAAATGGTAATGGTAATGGTAATTGTTTATTAATTTTAACTGAAAGTGTAAATTATACCATTAAAAATTGGGTAACAAAAAAATATGGTGACTCAAAATCAAGCATTGTACCTGATATAAATATAATTCCAATTATTAGTACAGGTACACACAGTCAAGAAACTTATAAAAGTGTTCTTTTTCAATTATTAGTTGCAATTTATTTTTTACAAATAAATAATTTTAATTTTACAAATTTTTCATTACAAAATGTATTTATAAAAACAATTGATATTACACCTCCTAATATTAAATATTGGAAATATATTATTAACGGAATAGAATATTATGTACCCAATCATGGTTTTTTAGTAATGATAGATAAACAATTTGATTCAGAATTTAATTCAGGAAAACTAGATACAAATACAATATTACAAGAAATAAAACAATTTATAGATGATAATCATATAACTATTAATGATTTTGAAATTAATGATAAAATTATAACATTAATAAATAAACATTTTGGTTCATATATATATGAAAAAGTAGGACATATAATTCCAGCATCAAATATTGAAAAGAATGAATATAAATTGTTTAAATATAATAAAAATTTTATACCAGGTGAATTAGTTTTATTTACTAAATCTACTGATATATATATAATATCTACTTATTTAGGAAAAAAAAATAAAACAAACAATATTCATGAAATAAATACAAACAATTCAGAGTTTAACAATTATAAAGAAGATAATATTAAATTAGAAGTTGTTGAAGTATCTGATGATTTAATTATTAAATTTCATTACAAATCCCAAAAAGAAATTATTGAAACATATCATATTTCTTAAATTAATTAAAATATTTTTACAATTATTTTAATTAATAGTAAATAAAGATTCTTTTTCATCATCAGAATCTATATCAACATCAACATCAAACCCATTTTCATCATCATTATTACCAATATCATCATCATTATTTTGTATATTATCATCAAAAAAATCATACATGGTGTCTTTGTTTGAAAATATTAAATGACTATCTTTAGTTTCTATAAATTTACGTACTTCAATATTATTCAATGAATCATTTCTTTTCATATAATTATTATATTCTTTATTAATAATATCAATAATAATTAATCCTAACTGTGACAATGTATATTTATCATTTGTGTTCGCATTTATTA